GAATACACACGAATTTATAATAAAATAAAATAAGGAATAAAAAACAATGAACGAATTAATAAAAAATAGAATAGAAGCAAAACATAAAAGTATTAATGAAATGAATAAATATATTAATAAAATAATGCCTCAAATCATAAATATATTAAAAGATGATTTAAAGCCTAAAAAAGATGGAACAATCAATAAAAAAGCATATGATAAAACACAGGAAATAATATATAAAAATAAACCTAAAAATATAACTTGTTTTATAACAAATTGTACAGAGGGTTTAGGCGATTTGAGAGTTAAATCTTCATATAAATATGATGATAAAAGAGAATACTCTTCATATTCTTATGTGGAAAAATCTTT